ATATCTCTTATTAATTTATAACAAGAGATATGATTTGGTATATAAGTATAGTAACTTTACACCAAAGGATGATGAGGTAAGACCTACCTCAGCTACAGAAAATATGGTTGGACAGAAGATAACTTTAACTTCTAAGTATGGAGTTAAGGAGAATGTCTTAGTTAATGGTAAGAGAAGTAAGAGAGCTATTAATGCTGAGATGGTTATCTCACTTGTTGAGAGAGGTTTAATTGAGCAAGTAATTCCTAGTACTAAGAATACATTCCAACTGGATTATTTTGAGGTAACAGATAAACTTGCTAAAGAGTTATTCTTTGAGGTAGATAAACATATAGATGAGCTTTATGATGCTTATCCTGCTTTTATTATTATTGATGGCAGACAAGCATTCCTTACTGCTGCAGATAGAAATCTAATGTCTATCTTATATGCTAAGAATATTAAGAGAGATATTAACCTTCATAATGAGGTAATTGCTAAGATTAAAGCTAATGAGGGTAATATTAATATGAAGATAGAGAACTTTATTAAAGCTAAGCTTTGGGAAAAGTTAGAAATGGCTGAGTTAAAATCAAATTTATCAGAAACTTTATAATGAGTATTTTTGAAAGAGTTTATGCAGATATTGAGAAAAATAAACTTCTAAGAGAAAATGGTCTTTATACATGTATTCCTTGGGTAGATTTACCAAAGTTTAGTACAGTTATCCCTGGAATAGAGAAAGAAAGATACACTATAGTAACAGCTTCTAGTAAAGTTGGTAAAACTCAGATAGCTGATTTTATGTATATGTATCAACCTTATAAGTTTATTTCGCAAAATGAGAGTAATATTAAAATTAAGATATTGTACTTTAGTTTAGAAATATCTAAAAGTGCAAAACTCTTAAGTATTATTTCTAATAGATTATTTACAGATTATGGTATAGTTATAGACTCTCAAAATCTTGAAAGTAAATTTCAAAGCTATATTCTAACAGATGAAGTGTTAGGTAAAGTTAAAGAAATTAAAGAAAAGATAGAAGTGTTTGAAGATACTGTCACTATTATTGACTCTATTAGGAATCCTTTTGGAATTTATAAATATTGCAGAGATTGGTTTGAGAAGAATGGTACTATTCATTATAAAACTATAATGATTGGAAATGAGGAGCATAAGATTATGGATTTTTATGAACCTACTGATCCTGATCTTTATACAATTATTATTATAGATAACTATAATCTTCTTACTCCAGAAAAAGGAGGAACATTGAAGGATGCTATGGAAAAGTTTAGTTCTGATTATGCACTTACTCTTAGAGATAAATTTAAAGCACATATAGTAGCAATACAGCAACAAGCTGCTGCTAAAGAAAACTTAGAATTTACTAAAGGAGGTGGTTTAATAGAACAAAAACTTAGACCATCACCAGATGGTTTAGGAGATAGCAAACTTACTGGTAGAGATGTTAACTATTTAATTGGTCTCTTTGCTCCATATAGACATGAGATTAAAAGTTGGTCTGGTTATGATTTAACAAAACTAAAAGATAATCATAGAGAACTCTCTATTTCTTTGAATAGACAAGGATCAGGTTTTAAGAATGTTAATTTGTTTTTCAATGGTGCTGTTAATCATTTTTATGAGTTGCCTCCTATAACAGTCTGCAATTGAGTTTCTATTTAAATCGTATAAATCAGTAAAAATGATTATATGAATTTAAATATTACTGTTATTTATAAAATAACAAATACTGTAAATAATAAAATTTACATAGGAAGTGCTTTTAATTATAGAAAAAGAGTAACACTTCATAAACATTTGTTAAGAAATAACAAACATCGGAATAAACATATTCAAGCATCTTGGAATAAACATAAAGAAGAAAGTTTTATTTTTGAGATAATTGAAGAGTGTAGCAAAGAAATATTAATTGAGAGAGAACAGTATTATTTAGACTCTTTGAATCCTCAATATAACATTAGAAAAATAGCTGAGAATAATAGTGGTTTAAAAGTGTCAGAGGAAACAAAGAAGAAAATTAGTATGTCTCATATAACATCTCCTAGAAAAACAAGAACTACAGAAGAATTAATTGCTTGTGGTTTTATAAAATCTGGTAGACGTAAATCTCAAGAAACTAAGGATAAAATATCTAAAGCTAATAAAGGAAATAAACCTTCTGAATTTACTATGCAAAGATTAGCAGAAGTAAAAAGTAAAAAAGTTTATCAATATGATTTAGAAGGTAACTTTATTAAAGAATGGAAAAGTACCAGAGAAGTAGCTAGATTTTTTAACATAGATTCAACTAATATTTCCAGATGTTGTAAGAATGTAGATAACAGACAAACATGTAAAAATTTTAAATGGTATTATGAGGATAATAGACCAATAAATAATTTAATTTAAAAAATGGAACTTCCAAAAAGTAAAACAAAAGCTACCTTAACAGATCCTGGTAAGCTTATTATCTATAGCAAGCCTAAGACAGGTAAAACTAGTCTACTAGCAGAGTTAGAGAATAATCTTATTATAGATCTAGAGAATGGTACTCAGTATTATGATGCACTAAAGGTACATGTTAGTACTGTGCAAGAACTTATGGATCTTATCAAGAGCATTATTGCTGCTGGTAGACCATATAAATATGTAACTATAGATACTCTAACTAAGTTGGAAGATCTAGCACTACCTTATGCATTAACTCTGTTTAAAAATACGCCTAGACAAACATGGGCCTTATAGTAGTAATATTATAAGCAAATTCCTTTAATTTCTGGAAAATCCTTCGTATATTTATATATGGAAGGACAATCAGAAGCTAAGGTTTTAACTGAAAAACAATTAAAATATCTTGGAAAAACATTTGGAACTTTAACAGTTATAAATTTACATGAAATTAGAAAAAGTCGTTCTTATTTTAAGTGCACTTGTAATAGATGTAATTTTGAAACAGTTGTAAGGGGAGATCATTTGTTAAATAATCCAAAATCTTGTACACATTGTGTTAATGATTTACAAAAAGAAATTGCAGAAATAAAATATCCTCCATACTTGAAAAAGTATAATACTAAATTTAATGGGTATATAGGAAATGCAAAAACTTTAAATAGAGTTTTTGAACTTACTAAAGAAGAGTTCATATCTATAATTAAATCAGAATGTACTTATTGTGGAAAACAAGAAGCTTTTGGAATTGATAGAAGAGATAATTTAAAAGGTTATACATTAGAAAATTCTGTACCTTGTTGTAAAATATGTAATCAAATGAAACATGCTTTTCATAAAGATATATTTTTAAAACAAGTAGAATTAATTTATAACCATCAGTTAAAACAAAGTTCAACGACTATCTCGAAAGAGAGTACATTACAAGCTTATGGTAATGGAAAAGGGGAAAATCTTGTTATACAAGATTGTGATATAGTCTAATCTGCATAGTAATATGCAGCAGTTCATAAGAGAACGTGGTAAACAGTTGCGTGTTTACTAGAATGTAATGATGGGCAAAAGCTTTACAGGTGCTAATGTATTGGATCTTCCTAATGGTGCAGGCTATAAGTATCTAAGAGATGCTATGACAAACTTACTAAACGCTATCTATAAGTGTGCTGATAGAGTAATACTACTTGGTCACTTAAAGACTACTAATATAGAGAGGAATGGTAAAGAAGTATCTGCCAAGGAGTTAGATCTCACTGGCAAAATTAAGAGTATGGTCTCTGCTGATGTAGATGCAATAGGTTTGCTTTACAGAGGTGAGAATAATCAGAATATATTGTCCTTCAAGACTACAGATGATGTTATCTGTGGTGCTAGGCCAAATCATCTAAAGGATCAGGATATTATTATCTCAGAACTTGTAGATGGAAAATTTATTACCCATTGGGATTTAGTATATAATCAAAAGTAAAATTTAAAAAACAAAAAACTTATGTTTCAAGTAATTGCAACTACAACAAGAAAGAGGAATACCACACAGAACTGGGATCTTCGCATTAAGAATGATAGACTTGAGTTTTCTCAAACATTCTTTTCTTTAAATGATATGCAGAATAATGAGCTTACCTTTGGTAAGAGTAGTGATACTTACTTACTTCTTGTATCTGCTAATGGTCAGTTCTATAAGAAGACCTCAAGAGGTGAGAATAAGAGTAAGACTTTCTCTAATCCTACCCTTTGTGAGTACTTAAATCCAATTGGAAATACTTTTAAATTAGAAGTATTTGAGAGTAATGATATGGGAAAATTTTATAAATTTGTAGCTATTGAGGTACAAGAAGAGGAAGTAGAAGAGCCTCAACAAGATGCTGCTACTGTAGCTGATAATCAATATGAACTTAACTTTTAATAAATCAAAATAAGAAATAAATAATATGTTTAATACTAATAGTGTAAAAGCTCCTGCTGCTTCAGTAAAACCAGGTATCAATGTTAATGTACCTGTAGAAGCTATTTTTGAACCTCTTAGAAAAGATGGTTCTGGTGATCCTATCCTATCTCTTAGAGTAGTAGATACTAATATTAAGAAGATTATGTGGGAACCTAAGCAAGCTGGTAATGTACAGAACAGACCTTGTCCATTTAACTTTGAGTTTAATGGTGTTAAAGGTCAGAAGGGTGTAGATATGTCAGATGAGGTAGCTAATGCCTTAGAAATGATGGGCTTTATTAGAGATACTAAGACAGTCTTGACTGCTGTTGTTGGTGATGTAGTAGTAGAAGGTAAGACTTACAATGAGTTTTGTAAGAACTTTGTAACTGCTGTAGGTTCTGAGAGGACTGCTGATATTAAGCTTGTCTATGGTAAGTCTGGATATCTGGAGTTTGCTAAGAGTGGTTATATTGCTGCACCTAATAGTGATAAGCTTACTGTTAGTCCTACTGATGCTCTTGTTAAGCCTGAGGTAAGTGCTGATTTTACAAGTGCTCCTTCTGGAGCTGATGATTTGCCATTCTAAATAAATGTATGTCTCTAATTTAAGTAGGGACTATATTTATAAAACTTTTTCTCAGGAAGCAATATTTGCAGCTTATGGTGTTCCTGTAATAAGAGGTAGTTTTGTAAGTCCTTTAAGGAAAGATAGTTCTCCCACATGTGCATTTCAATATTATGGTAATACTCTGAACTATTATGATAATAGACCAGGGGAATTCTGTGGTGATGCTATAGCTATGGTTATGCATCTAAAGAAATTCAATTATCAAGAAGCACTGTTAGATATTTATAAAACCTTAAAGACTTACTCTACTAGCGAAGTAGTAGAAAAGAGAACTTCTGTTATTACAACAACTAAGAAAAGTGCTGAACTTAAAGTAAACTTTCAAGATTTCTCTAAGAAAGAAGAAGATTACTGGATGCAGTATGGCATAGGACTGGAAACTTTACAGAGATTCAATATTCATTCTTGCAAGAGTTTATACTTAAAAAACAAAGATGGTAACTTTGTTGATTGTAAGAAGACAGGAGAGATGTGCTTTGTGTACATTTTTCCTGATAACTCTGTAAAGGCTTACTTCCCAGAGAGGGATAATTATAGATTCATCTGTAATAGTAGATGGATTCAAGGGTTAGAGTATGTAGATAATCCTAAGCTCTTAGTAATAACTAAGAGTATGAAGGATGTAGTATGTCTATCATTATTTAATATACAAGCTGTAGCTATGCAGGGAGAAAGTGTTCTTCCTCCAAAGAAACTTGTAGATAAGTATAATTGTGTGTATCTTGCAGACAATGATGCTCCTGGTAAGAGAGCAGCAGTACTTATAAGAAGTAAGTATAATATTCCAATTGCATTATTTCCCCAACATTATAGAGAAATGGGGATTAAAGATTTCTCTGATGCCTATAAGATCTTGGGGCATGAGTATATTCAAGATCTATTAAATACAATTTTGTAAAAAAATAAATTTTATGCGTAAAGTAACTGTTGTAACAACAAACAATTCTCAAGTTAATCAATTTGAGGTAGAAGCTGGTGTAAGCACCTTTTCTCAATTAGTAGCTGCTCTTCCTGCAGTAGATTTTAGTAACAAGACTGTTACTGTTGGTAAGGCTTTGTACTCTTTAGAGCATGCTGATGCTGTTCTTCCAGAGGGAGCTTTAAAGGTATTTATCTCTCCTAAGGATATGAAGGCAGCAATGTCTGAGTATACTGATATTAGAGCTGCTCTTAAGCAGTACAGACTAGAGGCTGTACAAAATGATGATGAGGACATGTTAGAAATTATTGGTAACTATACTCATGATACATTAGATACTATGAGGGAGAGACTTAATGATGTTTTAAGTGAGCTTCAAAGCAGAGCAGAGAGTGTAAATAGTGTTGATACTAGTCTTACAGAAAGACTTTTTGAGGTAGAGTATGCATTAGGTATTAGAAATACTTATAATGCTACTCAATTCAATGATAGAGTCTTAGCTGAGGCTAAATATGCCACTCAGAAGTAAGAAGGTTAAAGAGATACAGGGGTTTCTTCGGAGACCCTTAACTCTTAAACCTAAGTTAAGGATAGATATTGATGTAGAAAAATATATTAAGGAGTATAGAAAGTATCTATATTATGAAAGTTTCTACTATAATATTAAAAATTTTGCTTTAAGTGATAGAAATAAGGATACATATCTAAACTTATATAAGATATATAAGGATGATGATAATGTAACACATTATAGTAAATTTGAGCCTATTAAATTTTATAATAAGCTTAAGAACTCTGAGATGTATGATACTAGTATTTGTAAAATGGGTTTACTTGAGGTGGAAAATAGACATCATCTTAGTATATATTTTCCTAGATTATTTCTAAGTGCAGTTAATGGTAGTAGTGATCCTGTAGAAATTAAAGATATATATTTTTACATTAAGCAGAGTAGTTTATATGCCTTTAGAACTACACTTGATGTAAGTAATCCTACATTTGTACACCCTCATATAAATGGTAACTTTGGTAGTTATTGTTTAGGTGAGTCTCCTCTTAAGATGTCATTAGATAATTTATATTATCAAATAGATATCTTTAATGAGAATGATGCTGATATATTCTGGATAAATTTCTATAGAACTATTACTCAGAAGACAGAGCATGGTGATCATTATTATGCCTTAGATAGATTAAGTAGAGGTATGGATTTAGATTGGATAGACTTTCTTCCTCTTGTCTTTAATAATGAAGAGTTTATAAACTCTTTTAAGAATTATATAAATATATCTTTACTAGATGAGGAAGTACTTATAGGTATAGATGTAGATAATATTAAAAAAGATTTCTTTACATTATTTTCTTATGAGACTAATCCTAACACTAGGAAGAAAGTACCCTTAGAAAAACATGTAAAGGTTGATGATATGTATATTAAGAGTAAAAATCTTATTACTATATACAAACATACTAGAAAAATATATAATAATATAGATAGTTTGTTATATATGTTTATTAAGCATATATGTCCAATTGAAGTTATAAATAGTACTTATGATGATTATAAAGAAAAGCTTAAAGAATCCAATAACTCTGGAGGACAGAGTGTTGAACAAAATCAAATATTTGAATTCCAAATGCTCTAATATAGAGTGGAGTGGAGTAGGTGTCATGAAGGTTGAGGGAGATATCTATGATGATACTCTACAACTACATGTAATAGATTTGATACTTAAAGATGTAGGTACTGCTGGTTATACTGAGTATGATTGGGGTACAACTCTTGCTGAGTATTTTGAAGGGAATGAGGACAAGTGGCCAGTAATGTTCTTCAGTATCCACTCTCATCATACTATGGGTGTAGGTCCATCTGGTGTAGATGATAAGCACTTATATGATAATATAAGTAACTTTCCTTTCCATCTATCTGTTATTGTTAATAACAAGTTAGACTTTAATGCTAGGATTGCTACTGATATGGTTATTAATACTGTCTCTTATAGAGGTATGGATAGTAACTATACTAAGAAAGAAGTTAATGATGGTAGAATTATTGTAGAGTATTCTTTATCTGTAAGTATTTGTGCTACAGATATTAGTGAGTTTGAGGAAGAGTTTAATACTATACAAGCTTCTAAAGTTAAAGCACCTGTACAAACTTACTCTAATAAAGGTAAGTTTCGTCAGTATGAGATACCTTATGTAGGTAATAAAAACAATTCTATTGTTTTAAATAAATATAGTCTAGGTAATATAAATTACAAATATACTACAGTTCTTGAAGCTCTTAGTAAAATTGTAACTGAGGAGAATGTAGAAGAATATCTTGATGAAGTAGAACAACTTTGTTTAGATTACTTAGATGGACCAGAAAGTTCTAAAGTTAAAGATACTCTCTTTAGTTTATTAAATTATGTAGAAGAAATATTTCCTGCACATCCTCAGATTAAAAATATTACTTATGGTTTAGCTTCTATACATTCTTTAATAGATGGTATGGATGATTTTGAAGATGTAAGTTTTGGTACAAAAACTCCAGCTAAGGATATTTCCAGAATGACTGATAAAGAGTGGCAAAATTATGTTTTAAATCAGTAATAAATGAGATATAATCGTTTAGAGTTTAGTAGATTCTCAGCAGCACCATTTGTAACAGATCCCCTAGATATTACTCTAGGGGGCTTAGGTGGTGTAGGTGCTTATGTAGCTTTCTTTCTATCCAGACTTAGACATAATTTATTCTGTTATGAGATGGATACTGTAGAAGATGTAAATTTGGATTGTCAGTTCTTTCAGTATGAAGACAGAGGTAAGCTTAAATTTGCTGCAGTAGCAGATATGGTATATAGATACTCTAACAAGTTTATTGAATCTCTTGATAAGTATGAAGAAGGTAGTGAGGTAACTCCTTATTGCTTTGCTATGTTTGACAATATGGAAGCTAGGAAACTTATGTTTGAGCAGTGGTGTAAGATGTCTAATAGGAAAATCTTTATAGATACCAGATTACAAGCAGAGGAATTTCAAATCTTCTGTGTACATAAGGAAGAACATATACAGCAATACTTAGATTCCTTGAGAAAAGATGATGAGATACCTGATTTACCTTGTAGTTATAAGCAAACAGGTCACTATGCAGCTATGGTAGCAACTCAAGCTGTAGCATTATTCTGTAATTATCTTGCCAATCAAAAGCATCTTGCTGAGATAGGTGAGGAGATTAGAGAAACTCCATTCTTTCATACTTTTAATGGTTTGACATGGCAGCAACAGTAGAACAAATTCAAACTAAGATTAATTTATACCATAATAGTCAGAGAATGACTAAGTATAGTAATTCTGGTAAAACCAGACTCTTTAATTATGAACCATTCTCTATTAGAAAAACTGCTACTACTTTAGAACAAATCTTTGGTAAGATAAGTAATAACTTTAAGAGTATACATAACAGAAAGTATTTACAGTCTTTCTTTCCTTATTATGTATTTTATGATGTTATCTTAGATATAAATGGTAAAATAGTATTGTATGTACATAAGAGAAATGGTGGTAATGCATACTCAAGCAAGAGAGTTTTTTATGTACAAAAAGATTTTTATAATAAGTATAAGGAAGATATAGATAATATACATATTAATCATGGTGGAGCTTTAACAAACTTAGATTATAGAGCTGAGTTAGTTATTGAGAATATAGAAGATATTTACTTCTTATTTCATAAACAATATACCTTTGATAGTATTATACAAAGAAAGGAGTTTAAAGATAAGCTACTAGATAATATTAATGTAAAACTTTTTAATAATAAAGTTAATTATGTAGTAGGAGATACTGTTGAAGTATCAAATCTTGTTGATCAAACATTCTTCTAAATAATGAGTAAAAAGTATTATGCTACTAAGAAGGTCAAGTATAACAACTTGACCTTTGATAGTGGTTTAGAAGTTTATTTCTATAAACTACTAGAGAAGGAGAACTTACTTGCAGATCTAAAGATGCAAGAACCATTTGAGTTACAACCTTCCTTTAAGTGGCAGAATAAGACTATTAGAAAAATGGAATATGTAACTGATTTCTATCTTACTGATAAGAAGATAGTTATAGAAACAAAGGGGCTTCTTGAGGAGAAAGCTAGAATTAAACATAAGATGTTTAAGTTTAAATTTCCAGATCATAACTTCTTTATGCCTAGAAATCAGTTACAATGTAGAGAAGTAGTAGAACAAATTAAAAAAATATATGGAGATATTGGAAATCAATTATTACGAGAGGAGGGAGATAGCCAACAGCACTCTATCCCTGATAAACCCAGAGCAAGGAGGAAGCCCAAAGTTATTCCAGATGTATCTGGAGGGAACAATACAGAAGATAGCCCCAAGCCCAAGTCTGGAAAACGGAAGTCTACTACACCTGTATGTAGAAGATCCAAGTAAGTTTGTTGTCTCAGATGTAGTTAAGCCTAATGAGAGTTTGTGTAATGTAGTTACACAATACTTTCAAATTAAGGACTCACATCTTATTGAGACACAGGATGAAATCTTACTTAAAGCTGCAAGGTTAGCATCTTATTATAATAACTATAAGGATGAGACACTCTTAAATACCTTAAAGAAGAGTAGTATCTATGAGTATATTGCAGAGTTAGAGCTTAATGAGGGGAAACAGTTTATGACTAAGGAACAAAAGGTAGTTATAGAAGGTTGTATAGAAGCTTTAAGTTCTCATGCTGCTTGTGCTAAGTATCTCTTTCAAGAGTGGCCTGATTGTGAGATATTTAATGAGTATAATATATTCTTTCAATGTTTAGGTATTGATTGTAAAGCTAGATTAGATAGGCTTATTGTAAATCATAAAGAAAAATATTGTGTACTAATAGATTTAAAGACTACCTCTAAGAGAGCACAATTCTTTCCAGAAAGTTTTGAGTTTTGGAAGTACTATAGACAGATGGCATTCTATAAGTATGCTATCTCTAAACAGTTTGAGGGTTATAGTTTTTCTTGTTATATGCCAGTAGTAGATACACAGTTCTTTACTAGGCATTGTTATAAGATATCTGAATCTCAGATAGATAGAGGTACTATTGAGTATATGAACTTACTGTCCAGAGCTAAGTGGCATATGGATAACAGTGAGTGGAATTATACTATGGAAGAATTTAATAATAATTATCTTATAAATTTATGACATACTTAGATGTAAGTTTATCAGGATGGAATAAAATGTCCATATGTTTTAGAGTTATTGGTAAGCAGAGAATAGATGATATAGAAGTATTTAAGTGTGTTGATAAGGATGGTAATGAGTTTTTTATAGAAGACTCTAGCATATTTGCTAAGTATTCTAGAAATACTAACTCCTTTAATGCAGTACTTGAAGAAACTTTAGAAGATATTGTTTATAAGATGCAGAGTACTAATAGTATTTATGAAGTAGTATTTAATAAGGTAGATGGAGAGAAGAGAGTATTAAGAGGCTACACTATAGAAGCTGATAAAATATTTGGTTACACACTAGTGTATGATTTAGATAAGAAGGGACCTAGAAGAGTGAATAACAGAGATATAATATCTTTAATTTTGAACAATACTAAGTATACAGTCAAATGATATATAGAAATTCTAAAGGGAAATTTATTTCTAAAGAAGAATGGTTATCTTTACAGCC